TGTTTTAATATGAACGGAGAAGAACTAAAACAATATATAAAGCGCTCGGGAATGTCCGTTGCTGCTGTTGCGGAGGAGTTAGGAACAAGTCCTCAGAACTTGAATGCGAAGTTTAATCGCAAGTCTATAAAGATAGATTTCTTTCAAAAGATAAAGGAAATAATAGACAAGTGTGCCCCTCCACTCCCTGCTGAGATGGAAGAGGCTGTTATCGGTTCAAACGTCAATGGTTCGAACAGTTCTAATGTCTCCCAGTCGCTTGGTGGTGATGCTGCCTTGGCTGCTGAGAATAAACTGCTGCGAGAACAGAATGAGTTCCTGCAAAGTCAAGTAAAAACGCTGCTTGCCATTGTCGGGCAAAAATAATTTAGTAACTTTGCAGCGCAATGTGGATAGAAAAATTAGGCTCGTACTTCGTTGATGTGTCGAAATATATCTTGACTGGTGTCGTGATTAGTTCGCTATTCAAGGATTTCGAGGATAAAGTATTAATTTATATAGTTGGAATCGCCCTGGCCTTCCTCTGCTTGGTCGTGGGTCTTGTACTCAGCAACAAAAAGGATGGAAAGGGCAAAAAGGAAAAGGAGAAATAAGTTATGGGAGTATATTTAGCTTTCTTGTTTGTGGGAGTGCCTTGTATGGTGTTCCTCGCATTCTGTCTCACTAGAAACGGAAAAAAATGGCTTAGACAAAATAACTTGCTTTAGCCTATGGATGCATTTTTGTTATTTAACGTGATGGCATTGGGAATGACCATTGCATTCGGTATTTTCTTGAAATCAAAGAAAGGTCAGAAGTGGCTGCGTGAATTATAAGGTATGGTTAGTAAGTTAAACAAAGAGCACGACAGACGCTCGAAACTCTGCGATTACTTGTACGGTGTTTCAAATCTGTTCATCAGTGGCACTGGCATAGGTGGATTGTCTCCGTTGTTCGCTGGTGGTGAAATGGGAGTATATAATTACGTGTGCATCATAGCTGGTGCGTTGAGTGCAATAACTTTTGCGTGCTTCGCAAATGACATAATGAAGTATAACGATAATAACATTTAAGATTATGGAAGGATTTGCATTAGTAATGTGTTTAGGTGCTATCATCGGCACTAGTCTCGTAATTTGGTCTAAGACTAAATCGGGTCAGAAGTGGTTGCGTGAACTTTAGTTCTCGCTCCAGGTACAATATCAACTAAAATTCTAAGTAACGATGAAAGATGAGGATTTCATAGAGCGGAAGGAGAAGGTTCTTCTTACCGCCCTCGGGAAAAGCTGGCTGTGGAAAGCCAGCAGGTTGATAATAGGCATTATCCCTCCAGTGGGTGCGCTTGTAATGCTGGTTCACTGCACTCTGCTCTCGTTCGGCATTCGGGTAAAACTCACGGAGTGTATATTCGACTGCTCGCTCTTCGGCTTCATTGTCTGGATCATCATCAGCCTAGCCTATGGCTTCTGCTGGGTGCATCTGGCATTCATTACCTACGGAGTGCTGATTTCATTCTGCATCGACTTTCAGCGTTCTTTCGGGTTCGGTGTCTTGCGCCAGCCGCTGCACCTGCTGATGGTCGCCCTAGGGCTGCTGCTCTTCTTCGTCTTCATCAAGAAAAAGGCTTGGAATGAGTTCTACGACAGAAATATTAATCATTTAAACGAAAAGTAATATGAAAAAGATAATAATGCTGTTTGCGCTTGCGCTTGCGTGCGTGGGTGTGCGTTCGCAAACACTTCTATCTAGGAGTTATGACGTTTCTCCAGTTATTAGCTACACCGTTTTTGAGCCGCAAAAAGACACGGTGTATTACTGGCAGATAAACAATGTTAATTCAGCTAAGATGATTGAATCTTTCTATCTTAGGTTTCGTGGAAGAAACGAACTGCAAAGAACGCTCAAATTTCTTGTCTCACTTGAAGGTGAAGAAAAGGGTAGGACTTACAGGCTTGACGACACGATTGACGGAAACGAGGTAACAACTGGAAAGGTAGAAGGTTTCCTCTTTATCCCATCCGCAGAAGGTGTTACCATCGAAAACAAAAAAGGGTTTCTTCCATCCTCATCATTCTATACCTACAAAAGTCTAGCTGATGTTGCCAAAGGTGGCTTTGATGAAATTAAAAGAAAGAAACAACCTCGGCAATTCGTGTTTGAATGAAGTATCTTAGTGTTCTTCTCGCCTACGAGAAATACCTGCCAGTGCTTACCCCTTCCGAGGTGGATGGGCTGCTGACTTCTCGTCCAACGCTGGCTCAGTTGCAGGACTGGTCGCAAAGATTGAATAATCATCGGGCAAGGCTGGAAAGCGTTTTCAGTCGTGCCTATCAAAAACAGAAAGATTATGGAAGATAAAAATCTGATGTCCGCTGATGTGGATATAGTCGTTCGTTTCTTCTCTGCCATCGACCGCCTGAAGGCTGATGGTTGCATTGGCGGTCTGAAGACAATAACAGACCGGTATGGTCTCAACCGCTGGAACATCATGTCCCTTCGAGACGAGCCTGCCGAGTACTACGGTCGTTTCCGTCCGTCCTGGGTTCAGTTCCTGGTACGTGATTACCACATCAACCCATACTGGCTGCTCCTTGGCTCTGGGGAGTTTTATGCGACTGGCTTCACGCCCGAAATCGTGAAAAACCTGAATAAAAACTGCACAAGAAAAAAGCAGTCTGCATAA